GTGAGTTTACATTTAATAGGCTACAAATTTCGGGTGTTAAACTTATGCCCGCATTTTCAGCGTTTACGTAAAAAAAATCATTCTTATTGTATCCGACAATGGTATCTGATGACGACATTGATATATATATATTATATCAAGTTATATTTATTTTATAGTAAACTCGTGTGTCTAACCCAAGCAAACCCTATAATATTTTGAATTTAATGCGGTTGCGCTGTCGCGGGTAAATTCACAAACTTCTCCGGGGCGTAAACATAAAGCTAGTGCGTGCGGGTCAAACCGAGATATTTCCGGTAGTTGAGACAATTTGAGTATGTTATATGACTTCTTTAATTCTTCTACTTCTGTATCTCCTAAAATACGTGCTTTGGGTACCAGGGTATGTGACAATAAATTGTACTGGAGTCTATTTATGTTATGTATTACAATAAATATGCCGCTGTGGTCGTATAGATAGCGTATTTTGGATAAAATAGTTTCGTTTGGTTCTACATCAGTGATTATCACGAGTGTATCTTTATTTGTCAATACTGCATCGATTGAATACAAGTCTTCAACCACATTGTCAACTGTTTGTGCATTCAGCTGCTTTGCATTTAAATTGTATTTTACGTATACCTTTTTACCATTTGTGCGATGTGTAACAAGCAGATCTAGTTGTGAGTTGTTATTCATTGCGTCTATTTCATTTATACTAAAATCGCTGTAATCTCCTACGTTATACTCTAACGATTGTAGCTGTTTAATAACTGTTGTACGAGACTTATACAGCTTCAAAATTCGGTTATTGGTTGATGCCATTATAATATATAATAAGACGTATACTTTTTATATATCTATTCTTTGTGTTTGTGTTTCAATTTTTTAATTATTGAATTTTACGTATCTGTAATTTACTAAAATCAATTGGTTGGTTACTCTCTTCGGGTGCTAGATTTTCAGTAGATGTTCCTAACTCACCTCCGGTTTGTGTTGAGCCGACTGCGTCTACTTGCGCCGGTTGTACCAAACCGCCCCCTGGTTGCACTTGTGGTTGTGTTTCTTGTAATGGCGATACCATATCATTACCATTAGAGAAGTCATTACCTCCAATTACCCGGATCTGTGGGGCAAATGTAAAGCTGGGTGGGAAACCATTGAACCCACCATCAAATTGTCCTTGTCTATATCCTCCCCCATTTTGTGGGACACCTGGATAGGTATCATTCAGAGGAGGAGGAGGGATAGGAGAGTTTGGCGTGAGTGATGGGTCCGCTTTATAAATATCATCTGCGGTTACCATTTTAATAGTATCTGCGTCATTTATACTTGGCATATCAGTCTCAATTTTAATATACTTATCACCAATGCTTCTTACTCGCCAGATACGGTTAGCGGTCTCGTCTCCTCTATAATATATAGTGTCCCCTGTATTATATTGTCGTGCACGCTGAGACAGGTCGTTTAATTCCTCGTCTTCGGGTGTATAGGGTTTATATTGGGGGGAGGTTGCATTGCGATTCGCTTCTTCTGCCGCTGCAATCATGGCTGGTGTCATTACAACTGGACTATATGGTGCATACGGTGGACTATCGTTATCGGGCGTATTCGGGTTATATTGCGGCGAGGTTGTATTTTGCTTAGCTTCGTTTTGAGCGGCAATCATTGCATCCGTGATTTCAACTGGACTGTATGGTGCATATGGCGGACTTTCGGGTTCAACCATAATCGGACTATATGGTGCATATGGCGGACTTTCGGGACTATTTTGCTGGATTGGAGTTATATTATGTGGATCTTTGTTCATTTCAGCAAGAAGACGGACGTTGTCAAATACAATTGATCTCGGTTCAATGTTCGGTTTAAATGTTAATTTATCAATGTTTTTTGAGTATGTCATGTTCTCTAACTGTTTAATATTATCTTCAGTTATAATACGCATCTGCACATTGGCGGTTTGAAGTTCTTGTAACAGTAGCTTGAATGAATAGGGTACACTTACTATACTGAAATCGCGTCCAAACTTGGTTACGTTCTCTATACGCATATTATTAGATAGTAAATCACCAGTATATTTTAACGGACCATCTGCCATAGGACTGAAAAATAGGTTCTTATCTGGATTGTAAATTGCCATCATTCCGGTTGTATTACATATAGCAATCTGGTATTTATCGCCACGTTCCATCATAGATTCGCGTAAGAAATCCGAAATACCGTGTGAGATTAATACGTCGCGTTCCATTTCACCTATCCTCAACCCACCGTCGTTTGCTCTACCGGCAACAGGTTGTCTTGTCAATGCGGTATTCGGTCCACGTGCTCTATAATTTATCTTATCTTTCACCATATGCTTCAATCGCATGTAGTAATTTGGACCAATAAATATTTCACTCTCTAATTGTTCTCCGGTCATTCCATTATATAATATGTCGTTCCCGCTAGAATGATATCCCACTTTGGATAACATATCACCAAAAACCTTAATCTTAGAACCATTGTTATTAAATGCAGTGCAATCACTAAACCCACCATATGCTGCTGCCGCTTTACCAATAATGCATTCTACCAATTGTCCGATTGTCATACGAGATGGAATAGCGTGAGGATTGATAATTAAATCTGGTCGTAATCCATCACGAGTAAATGGCATATCAGCTTCTGGCACGACCAGTCCAATCGTTCCTTTTTGACCCGCACGTGATGCCATCTTATCGCCGATATTGGGAATTCGCATTTCACGAACACGCACCTTTGCAATACGTGTACCTTCCTCGCCGTCGGTGATGAATGTTTTGTCTACTATACCAACCTGCCCCTTTTTTGGTGTCTTGGACGCGTCTTGTTTAGAACTGCCTGGACGAGAACTACTGACGGATAGTCCAATTAAAACGGTTTTATCCGTAATTTCGGTATTTTCTTTCACTAATCCAGATTTATCTAGTTGACTATAATCACACCCCACTTTTGTACCTACTATCTCTACGTCATTTTCAATATTCGTAAATTTCTTCTCCATAGTACCATCATCCGTTTGGCTCTTTTCTTCGTGTGTTTCATATGTACTGTAATAGGTGGTCTGGAATAATCCTCGTTTTAATGCTCCTTCATTTATTAGAATTGCATCTTCTACATTATAACCAGTATAACACATAATAGCGACGATCGTGTTCTCGCCATATGGATTACTCTCATGATTAATGTGTTCCAAATAACGTGTTTTTAATAATGGAGTTTGTCCGTAGGAGAGTACCACTGCGGTTTTGTCCATACGAACCTGATGATTTGTGTGATACATGGAACACGCCTGTTTGCTTTGACCACACGAGAACGAATTACGTACTGCCGGATTGTTTTCCGGAAAAATAATCAAATTGCCCAACATTCCAAAAATTAATGATTCGTGTATTTCTAGATGTGTGTGTTTTCCGGTTTTGTCTTTTGATAGTTCGTCCAGATTAATTGCAATTAATGCATCTTCGGTTTCATTTGTATCAATATAATCTATCACCGATTTTTCGTCTAAGAACTTTTTGAATTTGGCTGGATTGGTTTCCAAGTTCGTTCCGTCATACAATTCGCCTAATTCATATATCTTATACTGGTCTGGGTGAAAATCAAGCACCTTCTTTTTATTGAAGCCGGTAATTAGTTCGGTCCACGTAAAATCATTCTCAGATATCTTGGCCATATTTTGCTCAAATGACATTTTACGTGTTTCATTGTCACGGTAAAATACCGGACGACATATTCTACCCGCGTCGGTGTATATATATATAGTATTATGACTAATATTAAACGTAACACTTGTATACACTGGGATCAATGCATTACGACGGAACAGTCTGATCTTATTCACTGCTTCTTGTGGTTCATCAATAACCCCTGCCCATAGACCATTTACAATCACTTTTGTCATTCTAGATAGGATAATCGGACTACATTCTTCTAATAACTTTAATTTTGCTTTTTCACGTAACCACTTTATCATAGGACCGCGCGAATATCCTTGTGTTATATACGCCGACATCGCCATATGTTTATGTATACCAATATTACCTCCATCTGGTGTATCTATCGGATCAAAAAATCCCCATTGAGTACTATGTAATACACGTGGTCCTACTAACTTTACACTCGGATCAAGTGGTAAATTTGTTTTACGTAAATGACTAAGTGCTGAGTTATGTGACAAGCGGTTTAGATCTTGCACAACACCAATACGCTTTGTATGTGGATATGCTCCCCAGTTTCCTTTAAACGCTTTCTTAAATCCAGCTTCTAGTTCTCGGGTACTAAACGCTTCCTTATAGTTTTGTTCAATCAATGCTTGTAGATTGTTCTCGTATATAGCCAAATTCATATTTAGTTTTACTTCAAATGCAAGATGGACAGCTCTCATCTGTATTTTATAATATTCGCGAAATAACTCGTTCATTAGTTCGCCTACTAATTCAATTCGTTTATATTTAAAATTATCGCGGTCAGTCGGTGGGTCAGTTCCAATATATACAGACAATAATCTGAATGTAATATATCCGAGATAATACGCCTTTTGTATATGATTTTGTTCTCCCACGTGAGGTAAAAAATAGTCGGCTAAGATCTCTAATGCGTGTGTGACCGTTTTTCCTTTTGTAAAGGAAGCTATGTATTTTAATGCATTTCGTTGCGTCATAATTCCACCTGCATCGTGAACCGACGGCGCAAATAAGTCTATCATATTTTCATATTTATCTAAATCCAACAAACACATTGTTATAATTTGTTTATCTGAAACGATACCTAGTGCACGAAACACAATAAATAGTGGTACTGGTTTCCTTACGTTGGGTATATTTACTACAATATTTTTAAATGTATAAGAAGGGGTTGGAGCAACAATTTTCACAGACAAGGTTCTCACTGGCTTTGATACATTCTCAGATACAGATCTTATTTCTGCTGAATATAGATAGCTTTCATCTCCCGACTTACGAATATACAACATATTATCCCCGAACTTCTCCTGTGAGATAACCGTCTTCTCCTTACCGTCTATTATAAAGTATCCACCCACATCATTTAAACATTCCCCCATTGAATGTCTGACTTCCCGTGGCAATCCAGACAATACACAGTAATTAGATTGTACCATTATTGGGAATTTACCCAAGAAGATCTTTTCAATTATGACCGTGCGGGATTGTTTGTTCTCAGATACCATGGATTGCTCGGTAAGGTTGCGTATTACCGCGGTCTGTTCGGTGGTTAAACCAGCGGGGAGCTTTTTACGCCTTGGCTGAGGCATACCGCCATCTTGTTCATTTAAATCCGCATTTAAATCCTCATTGATTTCCAGAGATTGTATATCCAACGCCGTGTTCTTTTTCAAGTTAACAAATTGTGTATCAGTAGAATCGCCACCATCTAATATTCCATCTGGAATAATATAAGAAGGCGCACCTCCTTTCTCCAATAGGTTTACATACTCTATTTCAATATCATAATGGACGGTCATGCCGTATGTCATATTTCGTAATCTAGCCTCATTTGGAAACATGTAATGAGAATTATTATCATCGTATATAACCGGCTTACCGTAATAAATTTTACTACCGTCTTTTCCGCCAAAATACATTATACATTGTGTACGATACTCGTTTAATTCCTCATCATAGTTGGTATTAATACGCATGGGATTTTGCTCTTTGAATACTTGAAAGATGCCATTTTTAAAGAATTCGTTGTAAGATTCCGTATGGTGTCTTACTAAACCTTGTGGATTGTCCTCAAAGTATTTATTGATTACATTCCATATCGCAGAATTGTCCATAATGCTGTTTATAAACTAGGTGAATATATTTTAGATACAATATTAGCGTTTATACCCATTTTGAATAATATTGTAAGTCAATGAATAATTTAGAATATTTGTCACAATATTATCTGTTACTATCTCATAGATATGGACAATTTAGCAGAAACTCTGTTTGGACCTCTTGGCAAGGACTACTGTATTTACTTTTACTACCTTTCTATGATTGGTATGTTTTTATTGGCAATATTAATTGCTTCTACTCTCTTCATTGGCATTTCCCAACGAAAGAACTTCGGCTTCTACCTACAAATGCTTTCGGTTGCGCTAGGGTATGCCATTTTCTATTTCCAGAATAGACTATTGCATTCCATGTGCGTCGGCATGGCATAAATTTAGGACTATTTCGTTTTCTTTACGAAAACCTTTTTATAGTATAATATAACCCAAGCAAATGGATATATTATACTATAGCAATTATTGTAAGCACTCTCAGAAGATCATACAGACATTGGTCAAAGCAAATATGTCTGAAAAGATTAGTTTTATTTGTATAGATAAGAGAACCCGGGATAACAAAACGAACCAGATCCTTATTACACTTGAAAATGGAAGCAAGGTTGTACTCCCACCAAATGTTCAAAGTGTACCGTCGTTGTTACTGGTCAAACACGGGTATAAGATCATAATAGGAGATGATATTATTAAACATTATCACGATACATTTAAGGAAGTTAATTCAAAACATTTATTACCAGCAGGAGAACCTAGCGCATTTTATTTAGGCAAGTCCGCCGGGGGGACGAATATTGTATCAGAACAATACACCATGTATAATCTTACACCGGATGAATTAAGTGCAAAAGGCATGGGGGGTAAACGCCAAATGTATAACTATGTTTCTGCAAATGATAATATACAGTTAATAAACACACCAGAAGAAACTTACCAAGCCGACAAGATTTCTACCAATGTTACAGTAGATAAATTACAGCAAAGTAGAATAGACGAAATGTCTGCTATTGCGACCAATCAACCAATGTTAAGATAAACATAATTAATTATTTAAAAAAACAATATAAACTATCTTCTATAATAATAAGTACACATAAGAAGTATGGCAGATAAGCCCACCCTATCACGAGCATTTAATACTCACCTGACTGAGTTTTTAGCAGATATTATCAATATCTACCCCGGCAATACTGATATTATTCAGGCAAAGTCTACGTTTGAGACTGTAAAGAAGGCAAATCCGGCGCTCATGGTGAAGGCTTGGTATAAACACGTATATCTTCCATATAAGGATATTATTGATGGGGGAAAT